CGTCGACGAGGCGTACACTTCCAAGTGCTCGTTCCTCGATGATGAGACTGTCGGAAAACATGAACACTACCTCGGCAAGCGGGTGAAGCGCGGACTGTTCAGAAGTTCCGGTGGCCACGTGCTGAACGCAGACGTCAACGGAAGCCTGAACATAATGAAGGTTGGCTCCAAGTCCGACACAACCGTCGGAAATCCATTCAATCCAATCAAAATGGACGACATAAACGAAATCCGCGATGCGTTCCACTTCGCGTGGACGCCAGCGGATAGAGGCCGCGTGTCTCGGCCATGACGTGGGTTGTATAATATTCACGTCTGAAAATCGAAGTTAATTATTTTAACGGAAATTGAGACATGCACATGGAAAAGTGGGGATTCTTGAGAGAAACAACTGAAAAGGCACAGAAATGCGGCCTGGAGAAAAACACCGGTCTTCACAGAACCGGACTTGACGAATACTTGAAGGCCATTTTCCCCAATACAACGGATTGGGTGCACGACAAATGCATTAAAAACTCACCACTCAAGACTAGACCGGACTACCGAAGCGATGAACTCGGACTGATAGTTGAATTCGACGGAATTCCACACTACCAAAAGCCAGACGTGATTCTCCGTGACCTGAAAACTACAGCAGAATACGAAAACCTCTGGTACAAAGTCGTCAGAATTCCATATTTCATCCAACTGACGAATGATTCCATCAAGGAGCTATTCGGAGTCGACGTCCAAGAGCCGATGTTCAACCCAAAATACCCGTCACTCGATGATTCCTCCGGTTCCCCGGCATATCTGTGTCCCGCTGGACTCGAACGAATGGCAAAAGACTTCCATCGGTTCCCCGAACAGTACCGAGTCAACTTAAATGCCCTCAAATCGTTCAACAACGACTTTCTAACCGGCGTCAGTTTGCTGGAAGCTGCATACAACAAGCTAAATTGACAAAAACGAAAGAACCGGGATTTCTCCCGGTTCTTTTCGCATCAAGCCGATTGCTCGGCTTTTTGTCAGACGAACAGCGTGCCGTTCGTGACCTTGCTGTAAGGCTGGATGAACTGACGCTTGCCACTCGACCACTCGTAGGCCTGCGTGAGACCGTCGATGACGATGTAGTGGTAGTAGTTCTTGGCATCCCAGACGCTGTTCATCAGGCCGTAACGGGTACGGGCGCCGATGCGAGGCGTGAGGGTGTCGGGGTCGATGACCTTCTGCAGCTGCACCGGCACGTAAGGACAATATACGATACCGTTGTCGGCGGGGTGGGCACCCTTGTAGCCCATCACGATGTAGTCGCCAGCCGCATAGACGTCGCGGACGAGGAGCTGCTGACCATCGTTGATGAGGCCAATCTTGGTGAGGGCGCCGACGCCGGAGTCGGGAACCGACGGGGCGTTCTTGCTGTTCTGGAACGAGACGAACTTTTCACGGCTCATCTGCTCGAGAAGGGCGCAGACGCGAGGCGAGGTAATCACGAAGTTGGCGTGACCACGGCGCGTGCGGAGCGCTATCTGGTTGGCCTCGATGGTGACCTGCGTGAGGAGCGTCTGGAGACGGCCCATCTGGTCGAGACCATCGGCGTAGGCGGGATTCCATCCGGAGATGGAGCCACCGACGATGGCGGTCTTCACCATTTCGGTCACTATCTGGCGGTCGATTTCAGCACCCAGCTCGTAGGTGATGAGGTTCACGAACTCGGACTCGACGTCGAAGTTGTGGATTGCCTCCATGTCCTCGGCGAGTTCGGGCGACCAGCCAGCACCGAGCTTGCGGGTCTTGGCCTCGACCATCGTCTTGAGGAAGTCGAACGACACCATCGGGTAGGAGCCGTCGCTGAAGCGGGCGTACTCGGACGCTTCGCCGATAGGAGCACCCTCGCCGGACCACGGCATGTTGCCGTCGCTGCCGACGTACTGCTTCCACGCGGCGGCCTTCGCGTCGTCAGGCTGGAACCAGGGCTTGCCCTCGCCATCCTGAGGATACGTGCCGTTCCACACAGGCGTCTCACCGGTGAGGGAGGTGATGCCACCCGTCAGCTCAGTGCCCGTGTAACGGGTGTCGACCGGGTTGAACCCGATTTCCTTGTCGCTGAGGTTGAGCCTGCCGTCACCAGGAGTGCAGCAGTTGCCGTAGGTCGGGTTGCCGAGGAGGCCGTTGTTGCCGTACTTCGCACGATAGGCGAGCGCATAGCCGAGCGGGCCGTTGAGGGCCTGCACGCCGACGAGCTCGTGGGCGATGAGGGACGGGAACAGACGACGCACCATAGGCATGATGACGTTCGGGAGGTAGTAGTCGCCGTAGTCAGAAGCGGTCTTGACCGCCTCACGGCCGAACTTGCCCTTCAGGTAGCCCTTCGAGGTCTTGCCGTCGATAGGATACTGAGCCTTGTCGCCAGCGAACGCCGAGGGGGCGCCAGCCGTCATGCCGGTCGCCTCGGTCAGGAGACCAGCCTTCGCGAATTCCTTCGCGGTGTTCTCGAGAAGCTGAGAAACGCTCTTCCTCACCTCGAAGCTGGTAATCTTCTCAGACCCGGCCTCGACGATGGGAGCCCAGCGCTTCATAATCGTCTCGATGTCTTCTTGAATAATCTTAGCCATTTTGGTTTTCCTTTGTTTGGCTTAGTGTTTTGGGGTGAAACGCGCAAGGTTGTCAATCCAGCACTGCATCATCGACTCGGTCACCTGGACCCCGCCTTCCTCTTCCTCGTCGGAAGCCTCCGGCTTGTCCTGGACGTCGTCTCCGCCGTCTGCATTGTTTTCCGTTTCCTTGTCTTCGCTGTCACCAGTCTTTTCGGAAGCGTCATCGCCCTCCATTATGGCGGCGATTGCCTCCTCCAAGTTCTTTTCCTCCTGAATCTCGTCCTTCTCGCCCTGGATTTCCTCCTGGACGCTCTCGAGGACAGTCTTGAAGTTCTTCTTTATGTCGTCGTACGACATCTTGGAGAGCTTCTCTTCGACCCTCTTGGACTCGACTATGGGTAAATTCTTCGTTTTTTCCTTTATAAGGACCTTTTTCGCAAGGTTTTCGTACTTGCTCTCGAGGAGCTTGCTGGCCTTCTCGTTGTCGGCGAGCTTTGCCTTCGCGGCGTCGAGCTCCTTCTTGAGCTCCTTGCTCTCGCCGACCATCTTGGACTCGAGACCGGCCTTGACCTCCTCGACCTTCTTCTCGACGGCTTCGTCGTTCACGAGGAGCAGGCCCTTGAGCGACTCCTGAATCTGCTCGAGCTTCCGCATGCGGCCGTAGTCGACGATTTCCTTCTTCGGAAGGACTTCGGCGACGTGGCTGTCGAGGTACGAGTCGACGGCCTCGAGGAGAACCGCGTTCGACTTCTCGACCTCGAGCTCGGTGCACTTCTCGTAAATCTTCTTGTGCTTCTCGTTGATGCTCTCGAAGACGGCCTTGAACTCCTTCTCCATCTTCTCCTCGACGAGCTTCTTCGTCGTCTTGATGGCGGCGTCGCGGGTCTCGACGAGCTTGTTCTGGAAGTCGAGCATGAACGTGTCGAGCGTTTCCTTCTGGGACTCGTTGAGAGTCACCCCGACCTCCTCGAATACCTTGAGGAGCTGGTCGTATTTCTTCTTTAGAGATTTGAGTGCCATGTCTTAAATCCTGTTCTGAGTCTATTTACAAAGTTTTTTGTGCGTTACGCTCAAAAATACCTTTTAGAGGGTGATTTTTTGATATTTACTGTGCCGGAGGCTCATTTCCCAGTCCAAACGACGGTTCTGCGTTCTCTTCCTCTGCTCCTGGAGGGGTGTTTTCGGCTCTTGGGGGCTCCGGAGCCTCTCCTGGACCACCAGGTCCTTCCGGCGGACCACCCTCTTCACCGCCTTCTTCTCCACCGCCTTCTTCGTTCTCATTTTCCTCACCAGAGAGGCGGAGCGGTGACTTGAAGTCGAGTGGCTTGTTGTCGTCGCCTATCTTGTCTGCGTAGTAGTCGGCGAGGGCGACGAGCTGCTTCTCCTTTATGAGCTGCATGAAGTTGTCGTTTATCTCCTCGTCCGTCCACTTGAAAATCTTCTTCATGGCGTTTATCTTGGAGAGCTCCTCCTGGTCGACGATGGCCTTGTACGTGTCCATCCTGACGGTGACGAGCTTCTGCGTCTGGTAGAGGTCGTAGAGAATCGGCGGCACGAAATCCACGCTGAAGTCGGACTCCTTCATCTGATACATCTTCCAGAGGCCGAGGAGCTTCAGATGCGTTATGAAGCTGCGCTTGAGGCCCATCGCCATGCGGCGCTGGATGCGGATGACGCTCCTCGCCATTGAGTACTCTTCATAGGAGATGGTATCGTCCCTTTCGACGGTGCTTTCCGGCGCCTTGTATCGGGAGAACGGGACCTTGAACGCCTTGAAGAGCTTCCTGAGGAAGAACTCTATGTCGGCAATCTGCTCGTAGTCCGCCGTGGAGCCGACGGATTCGACCGTAGTGCCGTCGTTCGCGTTCGTCTTGCCGAAGAAATACGTCTCGAGCATCGTCACGGGGTTGTAGACCTGCGTTATCTCGCGCTCGCCGCTCTGGTTCATGTCCCTCGAGGAGACTATCTTCTTCGACTTGAGGTCGTTTATGAACTGCTGAATCTTCTGGCGGGCGACCTTGTCGGCCATTCCGCCCGTGTTGATGTTGAAGAGGAGCCTTTCCGGGGCGCGGGTCACGCGGAGTATCACCGCCGCGTCCTGCATCAGGGCGAGCTGGTGGTACGCCTGCTTGCACTTCTCCATGAGCGGGAAGACCATGAGCCCGTCCGGGGAGGTCTCTCCAGATGAGATGTACGTGAGCTGCGGCCAGAGGAGCGGAATCGTGTCGTCCTTGTCGAAGTCCACGCTGGACTGGACGGTAATCATGTTGTTGAAGATGGACCTCGCGCCGATACAGCTGTTGGAGATGATGTTCTTGAGGTCCTTGTTCATCTTCTCCTTGTTGAAGACGATGCCCATCGAGCGGCCTGTCTCGCCGTTGAGGAGGGTCTCGTAGTACTCCGTCGGGAGGTACTTGACGCCGATTATGCCGAGCTCAGGCTTCTCCGGGTTGATTATGTTCTCGAACGCGAGCTCGCCTTCGACGAGCAGCTTCTTCACCATCCAGAAGGCGTCGTCCTTGAAGTGGAAGAGGTCGATGAACTTCTCGAACTGGAGCTGGAGGATGGTCCTCTTCTCCTCGTCGAGGTGCTTCTTGTTGACGGGGATGCTGAGCGTGACGTTCTGGCCGTTTTCGTCCTCGTGAAGGACGTCGTCGGCTATCTCCGTGAGGCAGAAGTCGCACTCGGAGTACATCGACATCGCCCTATACTGGCGGATTCGCTCCGCCTTGTTGGTTATGAGCGGCAGGGCGAGTATCCCGGAGAAGAGCGAGCTGAAGTAGTTCTCCGGGGAGGCAATCGGGGTCTCGGGCTGGAACCTGGAGACGACCGAACGGCGGTCTATTATCTCCTGGATGTTGTTCTGGGCGTTGTTGAAGACCTCGATGTTCGGGTTCTTCTGGATTGCCTCGGGGCCGAACTCGGACTACGGCTTGGCAGGCGGCGGAGTGACTCCGCCGCCCTGCTGGACAGCCTTGTTCCTGTTGCTGTTCCTGTATCTCTGGAATATCCCGTCGAATACCGCCATGTCAGCTATAACTTACGTTGAATCAGAAGTGCTTGTAGACGTCCGGCTCTTCGCGCATCTCGCCCTCGTCGTCTACCTTGACACCCGCCGCTGCGAGGCGGTTCCAGCCCTTCTTCCTGTTGAGGCCGAGGATTGCGTCGTTCATTTCGTCGTCGTGAGCGAAAATCCACTCGTCTAGGTCCTTGTCCGGTCCCTTCGGAACCTTTATCGACCACTCGAGCTTGTAGCCGGGGTCTTCTGTCGTCTGGACAAGGGCGATTGCCGCGTCGTCGTCATCGAAGAGCGTCCTGTCGGCTGGCAAACCACGCTTCTTCGCAATACTGAAGAGGGCGTCCTTGGTCGCGGAAATCTGCTCGTCCGTGAACTCGTACTCCTTCTCCTCCTTGGTGCCGTCCTTGTACGTTATCTCGCACTTGCAGTAGCCGTCGTACGGTCCGTCGACAATCTTGACCTTGACCTTCGCCTTGGACTCGTCGTCCCCGGCGTCGAACTTCTCGGCGTCCTTCTCCGCGGCGGCCTTGGCCATCTTCGCGTTGCGGCGGATACGCTCCTTCTCGGCGTCGGAGATGTCCTCGCTCAGCTTCTCGACGTTGCCCTCGGGGTCTGCGCCCTTCTCGAGGTCGTCGAGGTACTCGTCGTACGCGGTCTGGGCGTCGTTTGAATCCTATCCCTCGTTCACTTCGAGGTTGTCGTCCTCCGTGCAGGAATACTTGCTCTCGTTGAGCATCCTGACCCAGGTCTTCATGTACGATTTGAAAGTTTTTGCCATTTTGGAGTTCCTTTGGATGGTTGTTTCCATTATTTACGGCAAAATTTTGGTTTTGCCGATTATTTGGGCAAATACTCGCCGTCAAGGATGTCCTGGACGTTCTGCCTGGCGGATTTTTCCTCGAGACGGTTCATCTTCGGCCGCCAGTTGGGGTCTTTCCCTTCCACAACGGCCTTCTTTTCGGTCAAAAACTGCCTATTGACGGATTTCTTCTGCCTGGACTCACGGAGCTGCCGCCTGTGGTCGAACGTCACCGCGTTCTTTATCTCGTCCAACGCCGACGCAATGCGCGACATCGACTTCGACATGCCTATGAGCGTGTCTATTATGAGTTTTTCTTCAGTTGACATTATTCACCTATCACTTTCTTTTCGTCTGGGAGTGGAAGCGGGCGGAACTTTCCGAGTTTTTCTGATGCCCAGCCCATTTTGTCCTCGTCGAAATAGTAGAAGTTTACACTGCGCTCCATCGGGTCCCAGTCGAGGAACCCCTGGAGCTTTTTCCCGTCTTCGATTCTAACCAAAGTTTCAATGTGCATAAAATATTATACGGAAACAACGTTTAAACATCGATATAAACTATTAACGAAGCGATTATGGAAATGCCACCTGCCGCAATACCCGTCTATTGTCAGGCCACGCAGGTTCAAATACATGTCTACCTGGGATTTTCTTTCCATAACCCTCAATATCTCACACTTTTCATTTGCTAGAATGTATGTGGGCGAGAAAACCCGGACTTCGGAAGGTATATGGAGTGAATGTTTATTATCACATATAAGATGAAAATCATCGTCGTTGTAACGAATCAAAAGTATCAACTCACACCTCCATTGCGGCTTCCCTTGTTGGATGTCATATTGAAAGTATGTCAAAACAGCGATATGTCCTATGTATGTATTCATTGAAGAAATATGCTCGGCCGTTAAACCCACCCAACAACAGCCCACGCAGATTCAAGTACATGTCTACCTGGCTTTTCCGCTCAAACAGACCAATCGGGTCATAGTGGTCGTCCACAATGAGGTATTTTGCTACATATTTGAACTGAACTGTGTCGAAACGAGCTGGAATGTGGATAGTGGGCATATTCAGACACCGAATGTCACAAAATAGGTAGAAGTCCTCGTTTCTGTAACGAATCAAGAGCTTCAACTTACACCTCCTTCAACATATATCCAACCCAATACGTGTCCCGGATAAACCTAAAGAGCTCGTCAGACTTGCCGTCTATGTGGAAATAGTTTATTCGGACAAGCCTGTATCCAAAACGCGACCCGATTTGGAATCCGCTGACATCCATCTTCATCTTAAGCTTTCCCCGAGACTCCAATACAACGATATCGTGAGGATAGGCCAGGTTATGTAGGCCATAAGCATAGGGTAGCATCGAATCAACTCCATGTTCGATGAAGTATTGTGGACATATTTCGTCGACCGTCGCGTCGGTGATGTCCTTCGGGACATAGAAGCTCCACGCACGGGTCCCCCCGTACCTGTCCAGTTTGTCCTTGAGCTTCCTGTTGGTCCTCCGTATCCACAGCACGTCCATGTCACGCCTCCTTGAGCTCGTATGCAATCCAGTATACGTCCAGAAGAAAATTCGTGGAGTACGCGTTCAGCTCCAGCCCACTGAAAAACGACCTCGGGTACCTCACGCATTCGCGCCTTCCGGCTATCCTCAGCCCGGCCAGGTCCAGCGCAATCCTCGCCTTGGACCGCCGGTCGAAGCATCTGCATATCCGAAAACACCGCTCGGGGCCGCACATGCCCGGCGTCGCGAGCATGTATGCGGGATTCAGGGCATCCAGCAGCTCCGGGTCGTCGCGCTCGGTCCTCCATTTGTCCAGCGCGGCGTCGACTATGCCCCGGTCGATGTCCCGGAACAAAACCTGCTCCGTCACCGGGAGGCTGGGGCGCACCGAGACACCGCCGCGAGCCCCGAAACGCCTGACGAGGAGCATCTTCCCGGACGCCCTCACAGGTCGTCTACCTCCATCATGTTCATGTTCCTCGGGTCGCTCTTCGGGAAGCCCGTCGCCTCGAGGAACTTCCTCAGCGTCCCCATGATGAGCTTGTCCCACATCGTGTCGTAGTCCACCTCGAACAGCTCCCGGAACTCCTTCGGGTACTGGTCCGGCTTGTACGCGATGACGTTTATCCCGTACTTGTTCGTCGGCTTCACGTACATGAAGCGCACCTTGTCCCCGACGAGTATCTGGTCGTAGTACTTCGTGAGCTTGAGGTTGTCGAGGATGTGGTTGTAGAACGTGCACGCCTTGGCTATCCCCGACGTCCCCTTCGCCATCTCGAGGAAGCCCGTCGACTCCTTCTCCGTGCCGTACCCCTTCCAGAAGGCTATCTCGTCGACGTCGAGCTTGACGAACCTCTCGTACGCGGTCGAGAGGTACTTCCTGAAGTCGTCCGCGGTCCATTCGTCGCGGAGGACGCCGCTGTATATGTCGGCGAGGAACTCCTTGACCGTCGGGGGGATGTTCCCCTTCTTGAGCTCGATTCCGGAATACTTTATCTTGTCTACGATTTCCGGGCCCTCGGCGAGGATTTTCCGGACTCCGTAGTGCTTCTTCGACTCGTATATCCCGGTGTCGGCGATGTACTCGAGGGAGTAGCGGAGGACTTGGGAATTTTCGGTGAAACAATTGTCCCGGACAAGATTCTGTACGTAGATGTTCAGGTCATGCTCCACGAAATCCTCTACATACTCCCAGTACTTCAGCTTCTGCTTATCCGTCCAGTCGGACATCTTCACCGGGTATCCCATGTCGTCGATGAAGTGCTTCGTGACGCATCCGAGGTTCACGAACTGGCTGTTGTGGACCAGGACGCCGTTTCCGTAGAAGGAATGCGACTTGTCGTCGACCTCGCAGTCGTAGACGTAGTCTTCCGTCGGGCCGACGTCTGTGATGCTGGTTATCTCCCCTGCAACTTCGGACGAACTTTTGTCGTCGTATATGCTTACGACATCTCCGACGCGGAGGTTCTTCGCGTTGACGTTGTCGAAGAAATGGTCCGGGGTGTACACCATGCACACATGGTCCGTCGTGACGACGATTTTCCGCTTGCCGGTCTCGGCCGACGAAACCGTCACCTCGACGAGGTTCTTCTCCGTTTTGTGCCTGGATACACACTTCAACTTGGCGAAACCGCCTCCAAGCGTGCGTATTTCCATTCCGTCGCACCTCAGCAGCTCGTATCCCCGGTCCGTCGTCTCGACCGGATGCCCCGACTCAACCAGGTCGTTGAAGAGCTTTCCTATTTCAATGTTTTTTTCCATGTCGTTGTATATTATACACCCCATTATTCGATTGTCTTCGTGAACACGAGGTTCCCGCAGTCGAATATCCTGTAGTACCCGTTGTTCATCATGTTTTCTACCTCGGTCTGCGCCGGGTCGAACACCTTCAGCACATCCTTCAGCTTGTGCTTCTGGAACACAACCCTCGAATACCGCATCTGCCCCTTTTGATAGAAGTAGTTCGGCCTCGACTTGTGGTCAAGCGAGAATCCAAGCCTGCGGTAGAGGTTCCCGGTGGACCACCTTCTGTCGGCGTAGCTGACGAGGCTCTCCCCGTGGTGCTGGCGTTCAAAGTGCTTCAGAAGCCTGGACGCGGCGCCAGGGACGTGGTACCCGAGCTTGTTGCAGAAACGCAGGAGCTCCCAGTCGTACTTCTTCGAGAACCGGCTCTTTCCGAACGTCATGAGGGAGATGAGCTCCCCGTCGCATTCCAACCCGAGGCTCACCTTTGCGGACACGCTTCCCTGGAGGTGGTTCTCCTCCTGGAACGCACGGCTTGTCTTGGAGTCGACTTCGACAACACTGCACTTTCGGGCGTATACCGTCTTGTCGTACACTCCGAAGAGGTTTTTCACCCGGCTCTCGACAATGGGCCTCTTGTTCAACCACTCGTCTTCAAACACATGTATGAGCTGAACTCCCCTTTCTTCGCAGCGCTCGGTCTTCTCCAGATGGTAGTTGTCAGGCCTGTTTATCGAGTTGTGCCAGAACAGCCCGTCGTATTCAAATGCAAGCTTTTTCTCGGGAATGTATATATCGACTTCATATGGGTGGAGAAGGGTTCTGTCCGACGTCAAAATCCCCCCAGAATAGCAGCTCGACACGAAATCGTCGAACGTACGCTCGTTATTTGATGTTCCGTCGGAAATGAGCGGATAGCACTTAAGGCACCTCGCCGGGTTTTTAAACCGCTTCATGTTGTTGTAGTTTATCTGGGATTCGAATTCATCGCCGCACTTCGTGCATCGCCACCTGAAGCTGCGGAGTCGTCTTTCATGTCCATCAATATCCAAAAATTCTTCACGAGAAAACACTGGAACGGTCTCGCAACCGCACATTCGGTCATAGAACTTGCCCCTAATTGTTTTTGACCTCTGCAGTATAGACTTCTCGTTCTCCTCGTCGGTCTTGGAATCCAGCACGCGCTTTATCTTCGCCCGTATCTCGGGGTTTTTGTACTGGTGTGTATACCCGGTCTTCTTGAGGTAGTTGTCGCTCGCGAGTTTCCGCTTCTCCGGAGACTGCATTGTGTATTCGTAGCCGTAGCGTTCCTTCCGGGTCTTGTTCGACTTCTCCTTCACCGATTCGAGCTGGAACGGGTTCACGACGCCTCTTTCATCAAGCCATTCCTTGAACCGCTTTTTGTATTCGTCGGTCTTGAAGACATTGTCCACTCCATACTTTTCGAGACATGTCTTCTTACGCTTTTCCAGGTTTTCAGTTTTCATTTTGACGCACTTGCGACTACACGCCCCGACATATCCATCTCTACAGTTTCGGACATCTCCGCTATAAACCATTCCAAGTCCAAGTTCGCAGGTTTCACCCGGCTTGGCGTATTTGCATTGAGGAAAATCGTCTATGTCGTGCAAAATCCAATACACCATAGTCGAAAGTTTATGTTTCCCGTCCTGAAGCTTGGGGGTTTTCGATTTCACCCACGCATACAGCTCTTTTTTCTTCGATAATGAAACAAGAGAGCGGGGCTTCATGTTTTTCAACTCTTCGAATTTCTTTTTGTCATCTTCTGTTTTAATTAGTTTCATAGTCAAATACTCCTTGGATATAGACTATGATTAATTACTTTTATTCTCTCTCATAATCCAAATTTGTTTTTCAAATATTTCCACTATATAACTCTATAAATTACATTTTTATGTCAATTTTTGTCAAAAAAGTGCAACTATCAGTGTCGCCACCATATGGGGTAACATATTTTTCTGTGATGT